ATGTCCCGTCGTGTAGTCAAGCTTTAGCTCACAGCCCAAGGTTGCCTGAGTTTCTACGTTCTATACCTCATTGGCTTGATTGCCATCAGAAGGCAGAGTACGTGGACGACGAGGGCTACCTAGTGGCGAGGTTAGACATCGAAGTCCAACCTAGTGAGTTACAGTTTGTCCCGAAGAAGGTCGATTCCTTGAGATCTATAATAAAACAACCAACGCTTAATACCATGTTGCAATGTGGTATCGGCGATTATATGGTCAGTAGACTCAAAGGGTTCGGCGTGGACTTGTCTGATCAAACCATTCAGCAGAAACGAGCCCGCAAGGGTTCGATTGACGGCTCTCTGGCTACCTTAGACTTGTCCTCGGCTTCCGACACCATTTCTTATTGGCTGGTTAAGTTTCTCCTGCCAAGGGAATGGTTCGAGCTATTGAGCATGGCTCGTTGTCGGACGTACGTTTACAAAGGCAATGAGTTTCCGTTGGCGCACTTTTCGAGTATGGGAAATGGTTATACCTTCCCACTTGAAAGTGCGATCTTCTGGAGCTTATGCCGAAGCGTACATTGCCACAGCGGAGTCACCGTGTTTGGTGACGACATCGTAATAAATACCGGTGCCGTTCCAGCTGTCAAGGAACTCCTTTCGTTTTGCGGTTTCACCGTAAACGATGAGAAGTCCCATACGACTGGCAGCTTCCGCGAATCATGTGGTGCCGATTATCTTTTCGGGATTGACGTTAGGCCTTGTTATCTGAAGGAACCACTTTCAGACCAAGTCCTATACACTTTCCATAACTTCTTTGCCGCTCGTTTTGATGACGAGATCACAGCTCTTATTCGTGAGAATTTGATCTGTGAACAGCTATACGGTCCGCAGAATTACGGTGATGGCCACCTCCATACAAAGGAGTGGCCCTCATTCGTGAATCGACGTATCCGTAGACGAGGTTATGGAGGTGTCCTTTTCAGTACGTATCGTCTAAAGGGAGAAGCTCTACCGAGCATATACCCAGGAGACTACGTCACTCCGCTTTACCTGTGCTATCGCTCAGGCACCCCGAAAGGGGACGTTTGGTATGAGGAGAAGGCCAGCTGTCTCATGTATCTTAAAGACGGCAGGTATCTCCTCGATATTCCTTGCGTAAGTGGTTATGAAAAGGTGTCAATCTACACCTTTGAAGTGCGTTAGCACTTCATTAGCCTAATTTTCTGGCTAGGAGGCCCTAGGGCATAACATGGGATAGAACTGCTC